TGCTGATTATGATCACTCTGAAGCACTGGCTGACCCTGAAAGTATGTCAGGTAAATACTTGGCAAAACAGGATCAGTATATGGATAACTTAGCAAATTATATGGAATCAATGGATCAACAACGTGAAACTAAATTGAAAGCAACACTAGCTGAACAAGAAGCAATGACTCGTAATCAAAAGGTTATGAATGATTTGCAAAGTAAATATAGTTACACACCTGATCAAGCAAATGATTTTATACAACAGATGAGTAAACCAGACTCTCTGTCTTTAGATAATTTAGTAAAATTGCATAGAATGAACACGGGGAATGCCCCACAACAAGTTACACAGGTTAATCAAGTAACTCCAGAAGCTCAACAAAAGCAACAACTAATGCAATCTAGACAACAGAAGTTAAGTATACCTAAGCCAATAGGTGTACAACCAGGTGCTAATGTGCAGTCATCAAAAAGTGTGGAAGACAAAATGATGGATTCTATGATTGGTCAATTCAAGAAAAAGAATCCGTTTTAAATTAAGGAGAGAATAAGATGGCAAATGTATATAGCATGACACCAGGAGAAGCAATTCAGGGAACTTCCATCAATGTTGATAGACGAATCTTCAACTTTGGTGAAAGAGTAGCTGAGTTAGCTCCTCAACAATCGCCTTTCTTCACTTATTTGTCCAACGTCGCTAAGATACCTACAGACGACCCTGTATTTAAATTCTTAGAACAAAGACACCAATATCAAAGACGTAACTTCGCAATGCAAGCAGCAGTAGTATCTGATGCTTACGGCGGAGGCGGTACTGGATTCAATATTGTATCTGGTAAAAACTTTGATGTTGATTGTGGCTATGACAAATTCGGTAGAGAGGTAGCAGATCAACAACCTAACTTCTTGTTAGAGAACCAAATTATTGCTGTTCAATGTCAATATGACGCTGATGGTAGTGATGGTTCAGACGTAGATGCAATAGCATACTACAAAATTACAGCAGCACCTGATTTAACTTCAGATGCAGCTGCAGCAAGACTTGTAATGACTTTCTTAAAACTTAAGTTAGTTGCAACAAGATCAGCTGACGGTGCAGACGCAGCAACTAAAGGGTTCCAAACACCAGCTTCAGCTTCAAAACTACGTTTTGATGAGAACTTGGAAGGACACGTAGTTGGTTCAGCGTTTGCTGAAGGATCTACAGACCCAGAATCATGGAGCGATGAGTTCTACAACAGAGAAGGATACTGTCAAATCTTTAAGACTTCAGTACCTCTATTCTCTGGTACAGCTTTAGCTACACGTTATCGTGGGGTAAACAACGAATACATGAGAGTATATCAAGAGAAACTTATGGAACATAAGATGGACATTGAGCATGCTATGTTATTCGGTGTTGGAATTGATGATTCAACTGCATCAGGTCCAATTCGTAGAACACATGGTATCGTACCTTACACTGAAGCTTACGGAAAAGTAAAAACTTTTGCATACGCATCAGCTAACTACGATCACTTTGTAGATGCGATGGAAGATGTATTCTCACCAGAATCTGGAAACAGTGGAGAGAAATTAGTATTATGTTCAAGAAAAGTAATGTCTTACTTTAACAAGTTAGGTGGTACTTCTTTCTTAGGTAATACTATGGCTTTAAATAGTCAAACAGGTAGTGGTTTAGATATTCAAAATATTCAAGGACAATTTGGTCACTTGGTTACTAGAATCTCTACATTATATGGTAATTTAAACCTTGTAATGGAACCACTATTTAGAGGTGCTCATGAGAACACCGCTATTATGATTGATCTAAACAACGTATCATATAGACCATTAGTTGGTAACGGAGTATCAAGAGATACACAAATTATCACTAACGTTCAAAATCGTGACGTTGATGGAAGAAAAGACATGATTCTTACAGAAGCAGGTCTAGAAATTCAACTTCCTGAAACACACACAGTGTTACAGTTTAGTTAATACAAATGGGGGGTTGAAATACACCCCCCACTTTAAGGAGAGATATGAGTTTTAAAACACAGATAGAAGCGATAGTAGGAGATATAGATAGTCCTGATTACAATACTCAAGCAGGTTTATACTTGGTTGAAGGTGTAAAATTTATTACAAAAAGTTTAATGAATGAACCTAGTTTGTCTAATAGATTAACACAAAGTAGTACATTAAATAATTCACCTACTACTATAAGCACTGCAAATATGTTAAAGATTGTAAGTATTACTAGGAACGATGGTTCACGTGATAGAAAAGCAACTGAAATACAACCAGAAGATGCTGCAGATTATACAGATACTAATAGTATTTATTATACTAGCAAGTTAGACCCTAAGTATTATATATCAAACGGTACTTTAAATGTTATACCAACCCCTGCAAATGGACAAAGTGCTTTAGTAAAACATATAACACCAGATACAAGTGTAGCTACAAGTGAGTCTTCTATAGATAATTTTCCTCCAGAGTTAGAAAGAGGCGTAGTTTTATATGCTTCAAAAGAATTATTAAGATTATTTTTAAATAATAAAAATGCAACATTAGTTGCTTTATCTTTAGGAGATGTTAGTCCTCCTAGTGTTGTATCTGTAGACAGTCCTGCAATTGGAAGTTTTCCTAGTGCACCTGCTTATAACAAACCAACTATTAGTTTGGATTATACAGCACCTGGAGATTTAGGTGTAGATGATTATTTAACTAACGAAGATGTTGAACTTGCTGAAATAGCATTACAAAAACATGCACAAACAATATCAAATCACCAAACTGAAGTACAAAATGAATTGAATGAATTTAATGGACAGCTATCTACATACCAGTTAGATGTTCAAAAATTAATAGAGCAAGCACAATTAGATGCTGAAGAAGAAACAATAGAAGTGCAAAACTATGCTGCACAAGTAGAGTCTTATGCTGCACAGGTAAACGAAGAAGTTCAAAAATACCAACTATCTTTTCAAGAAGTAGTACAAGATTATAATTGGTATGCACAACAATATCAATTAGCAACACAAGATTTAGTTGCATTCTTAAGTCAATACATACCAATAGGAGGAGGGCCAAGTGAAGTTACAGCAGATGATAGACAAGGTTAAAAAACATCACCCAGATTTAAGTACAAATGAAATTATACATTTACTTAATCAGGCATCAGATGAATTTTGTTCTAGGACTTTAGTGTTAGACGAAGCTACTCAATTTAGTACAGTAGCTGATCAAAGATTTTATGGATTAAAAGATTCAATACTAGAAGTTAAGTCAGTAGACTTACAAGATAGTGAAGGTAATGTAAAGGAAATTAAAAGATTATTAGGTAGACCAGAATATAGGGATTTAACATAATGCCAAATTATAGTAGAGTATATACAAGAACAGTAAAACAATACATATATTGGTTTGAAAGAGACTCAATAGGTATTGCTTTATATGACCCACTAAGAAGTGAGAAGAATAGATTTACATCTGTTGATGCAGCATTTACGATAACATTATTTTATCATAAGAAAGCAGACCATTTTAATACTTTGGATTCTGCACAATCTGCAATGACAGAAGAAAGTGAAATACCACAACAGTTTCATCAATATCTAGTTGATAAAGCTATATCATTAGGTTATGAAACTAAGCCAGAAGAAATACAATTAGCACCATACTTTGATAGTAAGTTTGAAAAAGGTATTAAAGAGGGTAAGATGTTTGCTAATAGAGGTAGAGTATCTGGTATGAGAAGTGTAAAACCAACTAATTATTAGAGATAGATATGCCACGTAAACGTTCAAAGATGCCAGCAAGAAATAAGAAAAATTTTAGGAAGACTAAAAAAGGTGCTGGTATGACTAAGGCTGGGGTAAAAGCTTATAGAAGATTGAACCCTGGTAGTAAGTTAAAAACAGCTGTTACTGGTAAAGTAAAAAAGGGAAGTAAGGCTGCAAAGAGACGTAAATCATATTGTGCTAGATCAGCAGGACAAATGAAGAAGTTTCCAAAAGCAGCAAGAAATCCAAATTCAAGACTAAGACAAGCACGTAAAAGATGGAAGTGCTAAAAGGAGAATAAGATGCCATACGGAAAAGGGACATACGGAAGTAAAGTAGGAAGACCTAAGAAAAAAAGAGGAGCTGCAACCGCACAATCAAAATTAGGAAGGGTAGCAAAAAAGCGTAAAGTTTTAAATAGAAAACTTAAAAAAACACCAAAAAGAAAGATTGTAACACGTGCTAAAAGAGCAATTAAATCAAGGTAGAAAAAGTAATGGCTAAGAATCATCCTATAGATAAAGCTCTATATAGTAGAGTAAAATCAGAAGCTAAAAGAAAGTTTGATGTATATCCATCAGCATATGCAAATGCATGGCTTGTAAAGACTTACAAAAAACGTGGTGGAAAATATAGAAAAGGTAAGTAATGGCAGAGACTGGTTTAAAAAAATGGTTTAAAGAAGACTGGGTAGATATTAGTTCTAAAAAAAAGAACGGTGGATATAATAAATGTGGTCGTAAATCTGCTAAAGGTAGTAAACGTGGGTATCCTAAATGTGTACCTGCTGCTAAAGCTGCACGTATGACAAAAACACAAATAGCTTCTGCAGTAAAAAGAAAACGTGCTAAACCGCAAGGAGTAGGTGGTAAGCCAACAAATGTGAAAACATTCGCATGAGAGGTTTAAGACCACAAACAACCAGGCATACAAATGGGAAAAAGAAAACTAGGCAAGGGCGTAGTCATAATACAAAGTATGGAAATAAAATGAGTAGTAATTATTATAAAAAAAAATATAGAGGGCAAGGTTAGTGGCTAATACGTGGAAGAAAGGCAACTTTGGATTAGAATCTTTTAATGATATATCATCATCAATGGATTTACTTATACAAAGTTTTGATGATAATTTAGATGGTCTTTATACTAATGTATCAATACCAAGTGATGCATCTTATACTGATGTATCTATACCGAGTGATGCATCTTATACTGATGTTGGAGATACAACCGAACCTACATATACAGATATAGGAGTGCAAACATAATGGGTGGTAGTTTATCAAGTCCGAATCAAATAAAAGATGTTTATAAAAAATTAGTTTTTTTAGATAATGGTGTATTAAAATA